CTTACCTTAGGCTACGGGATGTGCACTGTAGATTTTGTACCAGGGTTCTCATATTTCACATCGCGCTACACATGGCTTACCCTGACACGTTACGTATGTACTACAGACGGTCAAAAAAATACGAGCGCAGACGTCTCAGCAAGTACTCTCTAGTACGTACTGGTGACATAAATGTACCAATGGGCTGGAATGCGAACATTCAAGCACGTGGCGCAAGCCAGTCACGCCGGTTTCTCAAACGCAAGCGGGTTGCACGCACGCGTCGCATGCCCAAAAAAATGGCGCGCGCCCAAATTGGAGACCGCTGGAACAAAACTCATATGAAGTGTGGAATCAACCACAATCTACGATCAATCACGTGGAACACTCGTACCTTGTACAGATATGACTTGACACAACTGGCATTGAATGAAACGTCGGAACCGTCTACTGAACTTAGAGATTACCAACGCATCAACCTCCATAAAGTGAAAGTAGATACGGTCATACGCGCAATAGGATCAACGTCCCTAGCATCGACAGGTGTTCCATGGGTTGTGCGAATGGCGTTAGTCTGTCGACGAGACAAACAAGATCAAACGCCTGATGAATCAATCTTCTTCGACAATCACACCAACAATCTAGGCGCGAACTTCAGCCACGAACTGAGCGGGATGGAAATGTGCAATTACAGAATCAACCCCGATAAGTACAATGTTCTCTGGACAAAGAGGTTTGAGATGAGTCCGAACAGTCTAAAGAACGAACAGAGTCCAAAGTGCTATAAAAAGATTCGCAAGAGTTTTAAAGTTCATCGTCAACTAGATTACGAGACCAACATGGCAACTTCATGCCGAGAGAAACTCGTGTTCCTGTTGTGGATCGACAGTGATTTTAGTGCTCCAAATACAACCGCTGCTGTTGCTGGAGCCGGAGACTTTGTCGGCACGATCTTCTTCAACGACACGCAATATTAAAACTCTCTCCACCACCACACCACCACCACCGGGTGAGAGATTTAAGAGCGGACATAGTACCGGATGGACGGGTCCAAGGGTACTCAGAGGGTCGCTGTGTGTCCCGACCCCTTTCCCCCTTAACTGCGCTGCCTCACTTCGTAACCGGTGCTCGTTACCCCCTATCCCATATCCGCACATGAGATTATAGACATTGGCTACACCTACACTATAATCATAAACATATTCTAGATCTGTTTAATGTCGTAGCGATCTTCAGAGAGTGCCTCCATGTCGGGATTCTCGTTACAAAACACAATCACGAAGGGTGTCGTCGACAAAACTTTCATCCCCGAATGATACTTCGGCGAAAACACTGTACGATCCTTCAGCATCTCTAAGATGGAGTACTGAAGGAATTGCATCTGCGAACGAGGAACATCAATGAGAAACACCTTTTTAGTTTGATCGATAGCATGAGCGAGATCATCCCGTTTTCCAATACGGAGACATTGAACGTCATCTCGAACGGTCATCAAATAACGGCAAATAAACGACTTGCCTGTGTTCCCAACAGGATCTACATAAAAAGAGATGGTTCGGTCATCAACGCCGTCACCGAGGTCGGAGACAAGGTCTTGTTGCCATTCGCGGAGGACGACGTTCTCAACGGGGACGAGGGCGGTTCGAGGGACGTGGGCGTCCACAAAGTCCCAGAGACGGGTGCCGGATCGGTTGTAAAGAGCAGGGAAGGCGATGATGATCTCACGAAGACTGGGTCGGTTCTCCAAGGATTGGAGCCAATCGATGAACTCGATAAGGTCGGTCCGCTTTCCCGAACCAACAGGGGCCGTTCCGAACTCTTCATAATCTCCTTCCTTTTTGCAATACGTTGCGGCGGAATCGGGGGAGGCAAACGACTTTTCGAGATGGGCTCTCTCACCGACGATCCTCTTGACAACCGCGAAGACCTTCGCATTCCGAAACTGGATGTACCCTTGGAGATGGGGCGTTCCGGTAGTTCCTCGTTCTCGTCCGAAGATGAGGTAGGTGAGCCCGGCATCTCCACCGAGACTTCTGAGTCGCTGCTGATCGACATCGTTATAGTTGTTGATGGTGAAACACCAACTGCGCGCACGAACAATAACACGGTCTGACATCTTCTGATTTTATGACACATTTTACACATTTGCTGATACACAGAGGTAGCCTAAGGGTAATACTTACCTTAGGCTACGGGATGTGCACTGTAGATTTTGTACCAGGGTTCTCATATTTCACATCGCGCTACACATGGCTTACCCTGACACGTTACGTATGTACTACAGACGGTCAAAAAAATA